GGCAAACCTTTTACGGTTGGCGGCGCGTGGAGGGATTTCCCGAGGGAGCGGAGGCGCAGGAGATCGCGGACTGGGCGGCCTCGCGTGGTCTGAACAAGCAGGTCAATAAAGCAGACGGCAACAACCTAGCAGAACTTAAAGCAGAGGCTTTGCGTCGTGACATCACGCTGAAGGATTTGAAGATAAGCGCGCAGCGTGGCGACTTGGTGGAGCGCGAGGTTGTCCGGTCGATGCTTCGGCTGCTCAGTCAGAAGCTTGATCTGCTGCTGCGGCTCAAGTTGGAGGTTGAACTTGGTCCGCGTATCGTTGGCAAATCAGCTGCGGAAGCGAACGTGGAGGGCAGCCGTATCCTGGACGAGATCCGCGAGGTCATCGCCGGCAACATAGCAAGGTTCGAAAGCGACGCCGTAACTCAAAGCAAATCAGGAGCAACAGTAGAGGAAGCCGAGGCGTAAGGTTACAAATCGGGTCAGCCGTTCTATGCTCTTTTTTCTAGCAATTCCAAGCGGCTTGGGTTTTAGTGGTCGCATGGAAAACAACAACACCACCAAGATCGACAACCGCCAGTACAGCCTGACCGAGATTGCGGTCGGGCAACTCACCGCTGCGGACCTGATGAGCCGCGGATGGGAGCCGAAGATGTGGATTGCGAAGGGCGTCCGCGGCGCGCAGTTCATGGTGTACCAGAGCAAGGCAACGGGTCAGTTTGTGCGGGTCTAAGATAAAAGTTACCTTATGCAGCCAACTCCTGATGACATCCGCCAAGTCATGCGCGAACTTGGCCGGCGTGGGGGCAAAGCTAAGTCTACAGCCAAAGGCGAAGCAGCGCGCAGCAACGGCAAACTTGGCGGAAGGCCAAAGAAGAAATGACGCTTGAGGCTGGCGAGGTGGTACTGATCCGCGACTGCTAGGAGGTAAGATTGTTTGAAATAGTGCTTGCAATCAATCAAACGCGGGATATGGTCTTAGGCATGAACTCAAAACACATCGCACAAATCACCGCCCAGCTCGCCATGATTTCCGTGACCTTGACCGGCATGGAGTTGGTCCGCTCTGACCGCAGCACGCTCGATATCAAGGCCGTGCGCTTCGGAAAACACGAAGAGCGTTTCACGGTTGCGCTCGACTCTAAGGGCAATGTGAAAAAAGGCAGCGTCCGTTTCTACGGTTCGCGGAATTCGGAGCTTAACTAATGACCGCCGGCGGCAAACGCATCGGCGCGGGCCGCAAGCCGCTCGCGCCTGACCAACGCGCCGTCGGCGTGACGGTGCGCGTGCGTCCTGAAGTCGCCAAGCGGTTTTGCGCGTGGTGCAAAGCTCGCGGAATAAGTCAAAGCGAAGCGTTTGCGAAGTACGTGCTGCAACTTATACCGTGACCGACCAGGAACAACTGCTCGCAGACTTTGCGCTGTCGCAGCCCGACCGTGCGCCAATCTATGACTGGGCACGGCGCAACGTGCAGCTGCCAGAGAGTTATGCCACGCCTGGACCGTTCAACGTGCGCCTTTCGCCGTGGCTGGTGCCTATCTTTGAGGCGTTGCAGAATCCGCTGATCCGACGTGTCCATTTTCGCAAAGCGGTACAGATCGGCGGGACGCTAGTTGCTGACGTGTGGCTGCCGTGGATCATCGCAAACGATCCAGGACCGATCAGCTGGACGATGCAGACCGACGACATGGTCGAGCGGCACGCGAAGACGCGGCTTTGGCCTTTGCTTGAGCGTTGCCGGCCGGTAGCTGCCATGCTGCCGAAACCGGGACCGCACCGCACGACCACCGAGATTTACTTTGGCGGCTTCTTCCTGACGCTCAACGCTGCCAATCTGTCCACGCAGCAATCGCAGTCGATCCGGTATAAGATCAACGACGAGATCTGGCTTCCACGCTGGCAAGAGACTTACGGTCACGCTATCGCGCGCGTGAGTAAGTTTGAGGAGGTCGGGCGCTCCAAGGTCTACAACGTGTCGCAGGCTCCGATCATGGACGAGCAAACCGGCAACGTGGAGCACGCGAGCTACACTTCCGGCAATCAGCAGGAGTGGCACGCAGAATGTCCCAGCTGCCACAAGCCTCACGTCATCGCGTTCGATCAAGTAGACGGAAGCAATCGGGCCGGCGTAGTCTGGGACCGAGCAGCCAAGCGCGACGACAACTCGTGGGACGTGGCGCGCGCGGTGGAGTCGTGCCGCTTCCGCTGCATCCATTGCGGCCATGAGTCGAGCGACTCTGATGCTACGCGCGAGGCCTGGAAGAAGTCCGGCCACTATGTGCCGCAGCGACCGGACGCCACGGCAGAGGTCCAATCCTTTCGCATCGAAGCGCTCGTATCACGTCCTATGCGCCTGCTGGTCGAGGACTGGTGCGAGGCCGAGAATCACTCACTGCGGACTGGTGATGATCAGATGCGCATTGATTTTCGAACGAAGCGTGAGGCCAAGCCATGGCTGGTCACGAAGAAAACGATAAACCTTTTCCTGAAGGATTCTGGCTACACGACGGCGCAGTATCGTGCCGGCGAGAAGATCGACAACGAGGTCATCCGGTTCATGGCACTTGACCGCCAGCTAGATCATTGGTGGGTCGAGATCGGAGCATTCAGCACGGCCACGGGTCCGCGCTATCGCCAGCTATGGTTTGGCCGCATCGACACGCGAGACCAGCTGCGCGAGATGCAGCGCATCTATCAAGTGCCGGATGCGTGCGTGGCGCAGGACAGAGGCTACCGGCCGAGTGATGTCGACCGTGACTGTGCCGAGTTTGGGTGGCGAGGAATGCGTGGCTACGGTCGCAAGACGTGGACCATGCGCGACGAGCACAGCGACAAGCTGGTCAACTTCCCGTTCTCTGAGCCGCGCGTGAGTGACTACCGCGGAGGCGATGTCTTCTTTTACGAGTGGTCGGGCGACTACTTCAAAGACACGCTAGCGGTGGCGCTCGATGGCAAGGGCGATTTGAAGTGGGAGATTCCATCAGATGCCAACCCGCTCTACCTCGAACATCTCAAGGGCGAGTCCAAGGTGGAAGTGCGTTCCGGCGTCTGGGAATGGCGCGAAGTGCGGAGCAACGCGCCGAACCACGGCCTGGACACCTCGGCTATGCTGCTTTGTATGGCGACCATTGCCGGCGTCATCCGGTACACGCCGCCTGCGGATAAATCGGATTAACGCTAGCGAGTTCCACCGTCAAAAGGTTGGACAGTTGCCGCTTTTACATGGGCAACGATAATCCGTTTGAAGGACTGGACAGCGCGACGTTGGCAACGCTGAAGACCGAGACCATTGCAGCCATCCGCGCGGTGCTGGTGAATTCGTCCTACAGCCTCAACGGCAAGAGCGTGACCCGTGCGGATTTGACCCGCCTCAACATTATGCTCGGTCAGATCCAGTCGGCCATCGACTATCAAGCCGGCACGACGACCGACCAGACTTTCGTTTCTTTTAACGGCAACTAACATGGACTTCGACGCTTCAAAGGTCATCAGCACCGCGCCTTGGTATGACAAGGCCATCTCGGCCATCGCTCCGGCCTGGGGCTTGAAGCGCTTGGAGTCGCGCGTGCAGGCTGCGCTCTTCAACTACAACGCGGCGACGACCAATCGGCTTTACGCGCCGAAGCAGTACGGTCTGCCGAGCGAGTCATCGACGACTGTGCGCGACCGCATTGTGATGATGTGGGAAAGCCGCGACCTCGTGGAGAACTTTCCGGAGGCGCGCGAGATCAGCCGCAAGTTTGGCAACTACCTGACGCCCCATGAGTACAGCCCGACGACAGGTGACCGCGACTACAACGCCATCGTTGCGGATTACTTCCACGAGTGGTGCAAGACGTGCGACGTGACCGGCCGGCATACTTTCAAGAAACTTATCCAGCTGGCGGCAGAGCAGCGCCCGGTTGACGGCGACTGTGGCTTCGTCATTCGACGCGTCGATGGCGAACTGAAGATTCAGCTGGTGCCCGGAACGCGCATCGGCAATCCCAATATGCTCGGCTCAGAGCCGAACAACTATTTCCAAGGCGTCTTCACAAACGAGTTCGGTCGGCCCGTTGCCTACCGTATCTTCCGCGTGACGCGCGAGGGAGTCTATTATGATCCAGAAGACATCGAAGCTCAGTTTTTCTGTCATTACTTTGATCCGTTCCGCGTGGACCAATACCGTGGAATCACTGACTTCCATGCTGCGATCCGCACGGCTCGGATGCTATACGAGATTCTCGAAGCTGAAAAGGTTGGCGTCCGCTTTGCTAGTCAGCAAGCCGCCCTCGTATTTTCCGACCGAGGAACTGCCAACCCACGAAACCTGTTTACGCCTAATCCGGCGCAAACGCTCGCGAACGGGCAAACGCAGAAAAACGAGGAATCGCAAATAGGGCAGATCCGTTACTTCGGAACGGCCGACAAGATAGAGGTGATGCCGTCGCGGCCTAGTGCTGCGTTTGAAGGATTCGTGCAGCACCTGATGCACGAGATCGCAATTGGCGTCGGCATTCCCGAGGGCGTTCTGTTCGGTACGCAGAACTACAAGGGGCCGAGCGTGCGTGCAGACTTTGCCGCGGCTGACCGAGTGTTCACCCGCCATCAGGGGATCTTGCAGGACAAGGTGCTCGATCCGATCAAGAACCAAGTCATCATCGACGCGATTGCGCGTGACCTAATTCCGGCTCCTCCGCGCCGCGATGGCGAGACGGTGGTGCAGGCCATGAAGCGTGCGACCCGTGGCGAGTGGCGTTTCCCGGCCAAGCTCACGATTGACATCGGGCGCGAGTCCGCGGCGAATCTCAACGAAAACCGCCAAGGCGCGAAGTCGCTGCAAGAGATCGCAGCCGAGGAAGGCACCGACGCTTTCGGGCGCTTGGAGCAGATCGCGATTGAGGCATCGTTTGTGTCCGAACTGGCGCAGCGCTACAACGTGCCCGAAACCTCAATTCGCATGGTTACCCAGCAGCTGCCGGCGAATCCGGCGATGGCTGCCGCTCTTGGTGATAACGTCACGCAGACGGCAATTGATGCCGTCAATGCTACGCAGAAGCAGCCGGCACAAGATGCGCCGCCTCCGAATGATGCCGAGCTATCCGACAACCGCATCGTTATCGACTTTGCCGAGGATGGTTACGTTCCGAACGATTCAATGGTCGCCAACGCCAAGCGCGCGCTGGAGGTCCGCGAGTCTAAGCCGGCCAGCCAGCGCGGCATGACCTCGGTGGGCATCGCTCGCGCGCGAGACATCATTAACAAGCGTGCGCTCTCCGAGGACACGGTGCGCCGCATGAAGGCGTACTTTGACCGCCACGAAGTCGACAAGAAGGGCGCGACCTGGGACCAGCAGGGGAAGGGGTGGCAGGCTTGGTACGGCTGGGGGGGGGACGCCGGCCAGACGTGGGCCAACGCTATTGTCGAGCGGCTGAACCGTCGCGAGGCTGGAGACGCTACCGAAAAGGTGCGCCTTAATTCTGCGGTCGAGGCTGACTTTGCTACGCGCAAATTGAGCAGCAAGGACTGGCTCGCTTCGCTGGCATCCTATCGTCGAGAACTGGAAAAGAAAAAGGAGTTCATTCTCCCGACGCTTGGTGCTGGTGAAAAGAGCGAGGACTTCCTTGCGCGCTGCATGGGTGACGCCACGATGGCCGCAGAGTTTCCGGATGAGTCGCAGCGCTACGCCGTCTGCCAGCGCCAACTGAACCCGAAAGCCTAATTCATGGACACGCAAAAGCAGATCGACCACCTGATCGAGCTGGCGATCGAGCAGCGCGAGGAAATCGCGCGCATCGTCAATTCGCTGCCTGAGCTGCGCAATCAGTTGCGCGACGAGGTGGCGTTGGCGCTTGAGGAAGTCGAGCCGCACCTGCGCGATGCGCTGGCGGTCATGGCTGGCGACGAGGTGAAGGCGCTTGAGGGCAAGCTGTCGTCAGAGGTCAAGGAACTCCTGAGCCGTCTTGAGTTGGCGGCTGGCGCAAAGTATTCGGCGCTGATGGCAGAGCGCGAGAAGAACGCGCAGCTGCTGGAGGTGGCGGAGCAGCGAATTCTTTTGGCTACCGCTGAACTGCCGGAGACGGTCACGCGGATTCTGGATGAGCAGATCAAGGCGCGCGAGGAGTTTGCCGCGCCGCGCACGCTCACGCCGCTCGGCAAGTGGCAGGCCGGCGAATATGAGACGCTCGATGTCGTTTCGATCAACGGTGATTCCTACATTGCGAACCGTGCGACGCGGGAGAAGCCGAGCCGGTCAGCAAAGGACTGGACGCTCTTGGCTGCACGCGGTGCTGGCGGCGGCGGTTCGAATATTAACTCGCTGACGGATCTGACGGGCACGCCGGCGGCTGGTCAGTTGCTCATCGGTAACGGCGGAGATTTCCAGCTGAACACGTTGACGGCTGGATCGAACGTCACGATCACGAACAGCGCCGGCAATATCACGATTGCAGCCACTGGTGGTGGAGGCGGCGGCGGTACGGTCACGAGGGTCGCAGCTACGGGAGATAGCGCGATCACGGTCGGAGGCAGTCCGATCACGACCAGCGGCACCTTTGCGATCTCGCTCGCGAGCACGGCGGTCACGGCTGGCAGCTACGGCGCAGCGAACAAGGTCGCCACGTTTACGGTCGACAGCCAAGGTCGCCTTACTGCTGCGGCAGATGCGACGATCAGCATTTCGACGAGTCAGGTCACGGGACTCGGCAGCGCTGCCTTGCAGTCCACGACTTTCTTCGCGCCTGCGACCACAGGCAGCGACATCCTGAGCGCCAACGGCTCGGGCGGCTTTGCCCCTGTCACCGTTGGAACTGGTCTGACGTACACGGGCGGCACGTTGTCGGCTACGGGTGGCGGCGGATCAG